GTTGATGGATCATCGACACCCTCGGTCAATCTATGCTTTTTTAGTAGTTCAAGTAAATTCATAATGATTTGATATAAATATCAGTGTCTCTCTTCAATTCATCCTCTGGCACATTATCCAAGTTATCACCATACTTCTGTGTCCAATATTGTTTGATCTTACCCAACATTGGTCCTGGCTTTAATTGTGGAAAATTAGCCATCAACCACTCACCACCATATTTGGATTTAACTGGGGTAAATGATTCAATCTCTTTTTGTTTATCCAACAACATCTGATACTTTTCTGGAAACAACCGCTTCAAGAAATAGTCTGGGTCACTAATCTGTTTGTGTTTATTCAAACCAATCAATGACTTTCTAATATAATCAGCACTAGGTCTACCAGCTCTAACTCTCTTACGATCACTGTGATTCATAGTTTGACCCTTATAGTCATCGCTATCAAACATAGGACTACCACTAATAAACTTAACAACATCATCATTGTTTTGTATACTATCGTAATCACCCAATACATCACCATAACCAAGTATTTTCAAACCGTCTTTTAGATTCTTAGTAATTAGTATATCGTGATGTCTACCACTTTTATCTACATAAATCTTTTGAAAACCTGTAGTAGCATACTTGTAACCATTTTGTCTAGCCATTACACCCAATATACCACTAAAGTCTCCTAGTGCTAAATAAGTCTTTTGTGCGTCAAAGTCATCGTCTGTATCCGCATACAGAAAGTCTACATGAACATCCTTACCCAAATCAGACTTGTAAAGAACACTATAGATATTTCCGTTACGACTATAATCCTTTACCTTATTACCCAAATTAGATAACAACGTGTTCTTGATATCACCAGACGATCCTGTCAACACAATATCAATATCACCATGATCTTGTTTGGATGGTAGTGATTTACTCAATTCAAACTTGCTAAAACTATTACCCAGTTGATTCTTGAGTTCGTCAAAAACACTGTTCATTTCAGATGTAGTAATTCTACTGGCTCTACTACCAAATAGTTTGCCGCCCTCTTTCAATAAATCCATTAACTTGATCATAGACTATAATTAGATCCACACACTCGACTCACTGATGATTTAATCAATCATGATGTTATATAGGCCATTGTAAACGGTGTTGTGGTAGAACTTTGCGCATTTGTAACTGAATTACCAGTAATACTATAAACTTGAACATAATCAGTGCTACCATTAAAATAAATTAATAACGACAAATTCGTATTAACAACACCGGTCCCACCGTCAGACGTTAAATCAGCTCCATTTTTGCGTAAAGTTAAATAACCTTCTCCTCCACCGCTATAAACTCTTGCTCCAGCAGATACTTGATACCATCCGGCTACAGTTGGAGTAAATCTACCCGTTGTATTATTATACCAACTGGTAGAATCCGTTACTGCGATATTATATTTAATTATTGTAGCTGCATAACCACCAGGATTTACAACACTTGTTGTTCCATATCTATAAATTGCAGTCGTTGATCCGCCGCCGCCACCACCATTTAAAGCATATGAAGCGGTTAAAGCATATGAAGCGGTTAAAGCAGATGAAGCGGCCAAAGCATAAGAACTGCTAACGGAAGCTGACGCAAAACTTGAACTAATAGAACTTGTTGCGAAAGTAGCAACATCAGCGTGACTCGAGCTTTGTATGTATTGAATAATTTCTGAATAACTAGATGATACCATTACATTTGTATAATCCAACACATTAACATATACTCTATCAACAATCTGTCCCAGAAATTGAGAGCCTGACACAGGTTGTCCTGTGGCAGCCATCTTTCTTATTTTTAATGATGTATTATCCAACTTTTGAACACCATAATCTGACCCAGTATCATTCAATCCTCCAACCAGAGCTACATAAGTTGTATCATATTGTGTATATATACTATTTGGAAATTCGATTGATTGTGGGGTAAAACTACTTGTGTATCTAGCAACACCTTTAGTAATTCTAAACTCATCCAAATATCCGAACATTGCTGTGGTTGGACTACACGTTGGACGGGAACCTATGTAAGTCGTGCCTCCTTGGTTATTTATAATTCCAGTTATGCCGGCACTCGACTCCAGAACACCGTTTATGAACAAATAAACTGTATTATTGTCTCTGGTTACCACAACATTATACCATGTGTTTTGAGAGATTGTAGTTGTGGATGTAACACTTGTTAGTGTTGATCCCACAACAAAAGTGGCATTTATTTTATTATCTGCTTGTCTACCTATATCAAGTGTTAAAGTTGTATAAGCATTACAATCCGCTCTTCTGGATAAAATGGGTCTATATACACCTACGTCTGAAAAATTTGCCCAAAATTCAATTGTAAAATTTGATCCCGCAAAAACAGTAGGCACGCTTGAAAATGATAGATAATCACCGGTGCCATCGAAATATCCGCTTCCACTACCAAATTTATAAATTGATGATGTAATTTTTGTATTACCACTCCTAGTCACACTCACATTATTCGGCCCACTATCTGCAAAAGTGGTGGAATTATTAGCCCCATTAAAATGTAGTAATAAACTACAACTTGTATAATATGGATCGCCAGTTGCGTAAATCCATCTTTCTAAAACAGAAACACCCCACGCATCACCTTCCAGATTAAGACCCGTTATGATATTTTCTTGGTCCGGTCCAACCGAATATAATATTGTCTGATTCACAATACTGCCTGTTTGTAACGACGCAGTAATAATATTATTGTAAACTGGAGCAGTTGCATACGAGGCTGTTATCGCATTGTTACTCCAACTTGCAGTTATTGGATACGTGCTACCAGTTATTAATGTTGTTCCTCCTTCACTTGCATTTAATGCATATGAAGCCGTCAACGAATATGAACTACTAATACTATTCGCAACATAACTTGCAGTAGATGCAAAACTGGAACTTGTAGAATTATCCGCATTAACAACATAACTGCTGCTGATACTCCTACTTGCAGTTATTGGATATGTTGAACCAGTTGTCAAAAAAGAACCAGCATTAGATGCGTATGAAGCAGTCAAAGCATAACTTGCACTGACAGCACTACCACTATAATAACTAACAGCATAACTTGCTGTCGCAGCATATGAAGCGCTTCCATAGAATGTTCCACTATTATTATGCGTATAAAAATTACTCGCGCTTATTGTTGATTCATATGAAAGATTACTTCCAGAAATTATTAATTTTCTTACAGGATTAGATCCATCTTGAAAACTAATTTCTCCATCTCCAGGCGTTATGATGATATTAGTTGGCATAGTTTATTATAAATATTAGAAAATTGCTATGCCCACAGTTAATACTGCGGTTTAATTTACAATTTGTTATATGTCTTTTCAAACTCAACTTTAGCAATACGATAATAACCAGTATTAGCTGGGTCTTTTACCAAATAATCGCCTGGCTTAATAATCATGTCTTCTCCCCATGGAGCTTTAAATGTTACTGGTTCACCTGTATACAAAGCAACTTGTCTTGGAGATTGTTCTGGGTAAATATCACCACCAACATTACCAGTATATAACTTAGGCAATTTAGCTGCCTTGATAACATAATTCTCACCAGTAGCACCACTGAAAATAATATCACCAACATCAGCAGTGTTTTGTGTTTCTTTACCATCACTGGTTGTAGTAACTACTGGTTGTTGAATTGTTGACTTGGTATATGTCATTGGAGGCATAGAACCAGGCTTACCTCCGTCAATGTATTTATAAACCAACTTTTGTTTGGTCACTGGCTTGAATGCCAATGTGGATGCAATTTGATTGATATCTGCATTAGCAACTTCACTGAGAATGTCTTTTAGTTTAATCATAGGTTTATAAAGTATTTGCCTTTTGGCCCACTATACTTGAATCTGGTAATTGGTAAAGATATATTTAGATTGTCTTTGATGTGTGGAAAGCTACCCTTCTTCACATAAGCTAATGTCATGTGGGGTTTGTAGTCTGGGTAACCGTCAGTATTTGGATAACCATCACATCTACGTCTCAATTCGGTCAATATAGGACTTTTTTCAACTTCAAACTTGACCACATCAAATTTATCATTCTCAAACAAATTGAGTGCTTTCAATACCACATTAAATGGCTTTACACCTTGAAGGATTCTAGCCACATCTGTTCTACCAATATCTGGTTCAAATCCATACTTGAGAGTCACATGAGGTTCTTCATCATAACCATATGTAGGATCATTAGGATCAGTATATAGTATTTGCGGTGGTATTGCGGTTCTACCAAGTCTAATTACATGTGGTCCATAAGTAGGACTTACATGTGCCATTAAACAACCTTTTTCAACGTGTCTATTTTCTACGAGTAACATATTTTCTAATAATTTCACGAATCAAATGTTCCTTCTTTACCAATTGGTCCAAAGGCACACCTCTATACTTTTGTCTTAGTTGCGCAATTGGCATACCATATTGTTTTTCAGCTTGAGCAATCAGATTGTATCTATCTTGTTTCTCTTTTTCTAAAGATGCCAATTTACGAGCAACTACAGTAGCAACAGTATTCTTAATGTTATCATTATAATACTTCTCACCCGATACCAAAAGATCATTCAATATTTTAATTTCTACTTCTAACCCATTTACTTCTTTTTCTAAATTATCCTTTTCAGCAGGCGTAAGTTTCGCTCCTGTTGTATGAAGTTTTCCTCTCTTTTCAATAAACTCTTGTGTCTTATCATCAATTACTTTTTCCAAACTAGGTTGTTGTTGTATTTTCGTAAGACCCCAAGAAGGATAATCAAATTCACTACCAACCGGTGTATTGGACAAATCACTATCAGTTACCTTTATTGTTACATTATTACCTTTAATAGCCGTAACATCAGCTCTTATACCAAGTCCTAGGATTTTTATTTTGTCACCTACTTTGAATTCAACATCTGCTTTATCCGTAACAGATGGTTTAGGTGGAGGAGTTTCTTTCCTAGGTTCTTCTTTGTCATACAGTTCATTGTATGACCTTATTTTGCTACCAATTTCATACAAACACTCAGTTGGATTATATCCATTAAACTCTATGACTTTTTCATATTGATCTTTGTATGGAATTACCTTATCTTTATTATAATCCCAGAATGTTACAATGATAGCTTTACCACTCGGGATTGTGCTTTCAATTTGAAGATCCAAATTTTCTGGCGGTTTACCATCTGTATTGTCTACCTCAAAGATTCTACCTTTCATGATAGGATCTGAATATGCGCCCATTCTACCCAACCCCTTTAGAATATTTTCCAAATCCAAATGACCACCACCATTATTACTAGCCTTTAATCGTTTGATACCTTTTTGGGCCCAATAATCCAATTGTTCTCTCTTATTAGAATCATACTTTATTTCCGGAGCGTCTTCTAATTCTTTGATTTCTTTTAATACATCACTATCATCTGAGTAAAATTCTTTCTTGTTGTCGCTATATCCAAATATTGACTTTTTACCACTCTTGTCGTCTTTATAAACAAAAAAAGCACATCTGTTGGCCGGAGAAGTGTAGTTATACAACTTTCTCTTGTAACTAACAGTGTCAGGATTTTCCACCAAAATATCAATTAGTTTAACCATAAATTTTACCAGTATTTTCCTTTACCCTTGTTTCCTAAACTACGAATACGATGACTACGGCAACTCCAGTAACCAGCTGTAGTTCTATCTTTCTTTTGACTACATCTGTGACGTGCGGCAAAACTTTTACGACGAGCCTTGTTACCAGCTCTACTTCTCATATTTGGATCACCAAAAGTTACCTTCTTCACATTGCCGTTTTTTGATTTGACATACACGGCGTATTTCTTAGGGCCGCCTGGAGTTCTGAATGGTCTATTGAGATGAACAGTGCGACCTCTGTGTTTCAACTCCATGATCAAATCTTCTTCGACTTCAATAGGAGCATCCAAATAAACCTCTCGACCCTCAAATACTTCCTTCTTACCAAGATCACTTTCGACCAATTCAGCATCTGCATCACACAACTCTATTAGGTTGTCATAATACAATTTACGAACTTCATCAATTAATTCAAAGTAAGATTCACTGTAGGTTCGAAAAATGTTCTCACACAAAGGTATGTTCTTTGACAAATGATATCGTAAATTGGAAGTTGTCTCTACTTCTTCCAACAAGTTCATTGAGCAAAGCGAGTCGCTCTCTATCAGGTCGTTAAGCTTGATCATATGATATAAATATTATCCGTATTTGTTTATCGTTTTTAATTCGTTAATCAATATCTTTTCCTCGGCATCCAAGTTCTTATCTAGTTCAACAAATACGTCATCCAATGACATCTTGGTGCTTGAACGTTTCTGAATGGTTTTTAGACTTTCAAGAGTATCAACCACAGTATCCAATGTGTTTTTATGTTTGTTAAACGTAGGTAACTCAATATGATTACTGAATTGTAAAGCTTTTGGAGCAACACCTTTGAGAAGATTGATGATCGAAGCAACAATGTGTTCAAATATACCAAATATAGCTCCGGCAATTGGGTTTGTTGCTGCCAAGAACCTCAATACCATAAAACATATCAAGAATATCAATATGCCAGTTACACCTATAGTAACAAATCGTTTCAAACCATACATTACACCACCAAGTCCCATCCAACTATTTACTTCGTCAACGGTCACTTGTAATGCATCCGCTTTCTTTGCAACTTGTGATGCTTGTGTTTCGAGACCTTTTATTTGTTCTTCATAAACGTCTTCGATCTCTTTCTGTTTTACTTGAAGTGCTAGAATCTCATCGTCTCTTTGTTTTAGAAGTTTAGCACCCTTGTCTTTTTCTTTCTGAACTTCACTATTTAAAAGATCTGTAAGTTCCTTGATTTTGTTCAATTCATCAATATTAGGATTACCAGTAATGTTCAATACCCTATTGTTAAAGTCTATAGCAGTCTTGACTTGAACTGGAGGGTTGGTGACCGCCTTTAACGAGTAATCAGTTCCAGATGCCAAAGTAGCTACTTGTTGTAGTTTCTCACCCTCATTCTTTGCCAATTCAACTCGGGTCTCAGCAAGACCATCTTTTGTTTTTTGAACCTTTTCTACATTGGATGTTTTGCATCCTCCGACCAATAAAAAAGAAGCCAAAAATAGTGTAAATAGTTTTCTCATACCTATAAATATTGAATCGGTGTATAAAAACTTGTGTATTTCACCACACTCATTTATGATATTAACATGTCAAAATATTGTGACACATCGCTGATATATCTGAAATCGATCAACAAATCGGTCGCACGTAATTTGATCGAAAAGAACCACTATACACACAAGTGGACCAGTTGTTCTGTAGCATATGGTGTGTATACCAAAGATTATGTTGAAAGCACATTCTTTGGAGGATTCGATAGTAGATTGATTGGTGTTCTTGTATATGGTAATGCTGTAGGACGCAATTCGAGCACTAGTATAACTCCGTTACTAACCAACGATAACGTGTTTGAATTGACCAGATTGTGGATTGAAGACGGTCACGGTAGTAACATAGAAAGTTACTGTATAGCAGAAAGTTTCAGACTGTTGAATGTGGAGTTTCCTCAAATCAAGTGTATCTTGAGTTATGCTGACAGCGAAGTTGGACATGCCGGAACCATTTATCAAGCAACCGGCTTCTTATATCAAGGCGACAATTATGTTGATATCGCATTGATGCCAAATTACAGTGTTAGTTTGGTTGGACCACCCAACTATGATTGGATACACAGTAGAAACGTCTATGGTAGATGGAAAACACACAATGTGGACAAACTTAAGGAACGTATAGGAAAAACGTTCTGGCGCAAACGTGAGAGTGGCAAACACCGTTATATTAAGTTCATCAGCAACAAGATTGAAAACAAACGGTTGTCAAAGTCACTGATACATAAACTGTTACCCTATCCAAAATCAACATCGTTCACAGAACAAATACAAGAAGTTGTAGTGGGTAATAACAACGAGTTTTTCCAATAAAAAACCCACCAGCCTTTCGACTGGTGGGTTCGTTATCTAATTTAGACTAATCCAAATTATACGGTGTCGAGATCGGCGATCAAGACCTTACCGTAGAACTCAGGACGCACTACCTTCTTAGCGTAGCGAGTCATCACACCACGGCGTGGAGTGAAGTTCACTGGATCATAGACCAATGGAGTTTGGATGAGTGGGATGTATGGAGCATACACAGCACCAGTCTCCAAGAAGTTGCTACCACGGAAACCAACGAGGATAGCATTATCGGTCATGTATGGGTTCTTGTAAACTTGGAAGCGACTTGCGAAGCTACCAACACGGCTTACACCCATTGCGAACTTAGCTTGGTCACCGTCAGTGTTCACAACATATCCTGGGATTGACTCCAAGATGGTTGCTACGTCTGGCGAACATACCAAGAAGTTTGCGCCACCACGGAGAGTCAATTGGTGAATCTTGTTAGAGACCTTTTGGATCTTGTTACCAAGAGTTTGGAACCAAGTGCTCTTTACGTAAGCGGTGCGGTTTGGTGAAGCGTTAACAACACGGGTGAACGAAGCCACATCGGTGGTGTTGTTTACAGTCTTGGTGAACTCAGTTCCGATTTGGGCAGACCAAGCTTCGGTAGTTACACCAGTGACAGACTCGTTCAACATGTCGAGGATTTCGAGGTCGATTTCCATCGAAACATACTCACTCAAGAGAGCAGTAAGTTCTGCTTCTGCATCAATAGAGTGATATGCGTTCAAGTCTTGAGCCAATTCTGGGGTCCAGACAGCCTTCAACTTACGGGTCTTAGCAACGATTGGTTCGCTCTTAAGTTCCAAGTTGACTTCTGGGATCTTGATGTCAGTGCCGATAGATTGGGTATAGACGTTGTTAGCAACACCAGAACCTTCACCAGCGGTCTTACCGTCTTCGAAGTCACCACGGAGGTTGTCCGAAGGTTGAACTGTGTAGTTCAAACGTGCGGTAGTAGTAGGAGCAGCTGCACCAGCAGATTGACTTACGAACAAGTTAATTTGATAGTATGGGTTTGCCAAGCTACCAGTGTTAACTGCGGTTGCGTAAGTGTTCAATACAGTGTAAGCTACACCAGAACTCTTTTGAACACCGAAAGAACGAACTGCGTTCAAGTCAACGTTCCAGAGGTTACCGGAACCTGGCTTTGCTTCGGTGTTGTCGTCGAGGTTAAAGGTAATCTTGTAGACACCTGGAACTTCGTTAGAACCGTTAACGGAAGCACTGAAAGCAGAATCGAATTGTAGATCGTTCCAGCTTGCGGTAGCTACGAGAACAGTTGCGTTTGAGCTAGAGACGGTGCGCTCAGAATAAGCATAGCGTCCTTGGCCATAGAGACCATTTACAGCAGCATCAGTAGAACCGAGCTTCTTTTGGTTACCACCGAACAAGCTTTCGCCTGCAGTGTGTCCCAATTGAGTGCCGGAACCATACTTGAAGTCGAGATAGAAGATAAGACCGCTTGGGAGGTTCATTGGTTGAACCGAAACGAACTCCTTAGCAGCGATCTCAGCAAATACACGACGGACCAATGGAAGAGCAACGCCTGCCCATTGTTCACTGTTTGCACTTGTTCCAGTTGTTGAAGCTTCGTCCAACAATTGCTTTGCTTGGTTTTCCAAGAGGATCGACATGTGTGCCTTTTCAACACCGGTGGTGTTTTCGAGAAGGCCTGTCTTTTCCCACTTGTTTTGAAGACCACGGGTTTCAGCCATTAGCTTAGCCTGTGGATTCATATTATTTGTTAGTAGACTCTTTACGTCCATAATATTATTTTCCTATCTTTTGGTTTGTTAATTACTCGCAAACAAATTACTTCTTGATTCCTGCGAGCTTTTGGAATCTTGAAGCCATCACATCAGCTTGAGGTTCTACAATCGTAGAGTCAGGCTTTGTGCTGGATACTGGTTTGCTTGCCAAACCTTCGGTGATAGTTGAGACAGTCGCATTTGACTTTTTCTTGGCGACTGATCCACCGGCATTAAATGATTCGGCCAAAACTGTGTATGCCAATTTGATTTCACGCAATGTCTTGGTGAGATCAAATGTGTTGATGACCTTCAACTTTTGGTCTTCGGTCAAATTCTTACCCTTGAAGATCTTGTTGGTATAAAGCAACTTAGCATTCAAGAGATTGGTTTCTTCAAGAACACCCTTCAAATACTTTACAGTATCTTGATGTTCCTTCAATTGATTCTTCAATGCTTCGTTTTCTTCATTGATAGCAACAAGTGCTTCTGCCATTTCTTCAGCAGTCACTTCTTCTTCATAAGTGTCTTCTTCCATTGGAGAAGGAACTTGTCCAGCAACTGGTGCTACTGGAGCTTGAGGAGCCATAGCGGCAGCTGGTGCTGCTACTGCAGCTGCTGGATCAGCAACTGGGGCAACTGGAGCAGCTGGTGCTTGACCATCTTCTTCCAATTCAGCGAGAAGTTCGTCAAGATCAACAACTTCTTCTTCAGAAGCTTGTTCTTCTTCAGCTACAACTTCATGCTTCTCTTCCTCTTCTTCCTCACCGTCTTCCTTCTTACCTTCTTGTTCCAACTCAGCAAGAATCTCATCCAACTCTTCGCTGGTGATTTCTTCGCCTTCTTCAAGAGTTGCGTCGAACTCTTGCTTTCCAGCTGGAGTGGTGTTTTTCTTTGCTGCAGTAGAAGGTTGGGTTGGGTGTTGCTTAGAAGCAATATTGCTGTCATCCTTACCGATGCCAGAAGATGCAAGCTTCTCTTCGATCTTGCCTTCTTCTTCCTTACCTTCGTTTTCTTGTTCTGACTCTTCCTTGAGCTTCTCTGCGAACATTTCTTTCATGCTCTTTGCGAAGTTTTCCTCAAGAAAGGTTTTTGCATTAGCAATTGCAGTTTCACGAACTGCCTTTGCGTCTGCGATGCTTTCCTTTAATAGATCGCTCATATTAATTTTACCTTTCCTATGTTGTTTTGTGAAGTTATTGGAGAACTCCAAAGAAGATTTAAACTCAGTGGCATCAAAGACATTGACGCATTTGTTAATAAATATAATTTAAATTTGGAAAATGACAATTTTTTTGATATTTATAGATGTATGCCAGCAAAATCTGAAAAACAAGCACGATACTTTAGACTCGTAAGAGCAGTTCAAAAAGGTGATGTTCCTGCAAAGGACGTATCTAAGGACTTGAGAAAGACTGCGAAAAGTATGTCACCAAAGGCTGTAAAAGATTTCACCAAGTTGAAAGAGTTACTAAAGAATTTAAGTGAATCTGAATTCAGTTCTGCAAAGATGCAAGAAGTTCCAAATAAAACATTGGATGATGTATTGAGAGAAAACTCTGGTGTGAAGTTTAACAAAGAAGAACTTCTAACATTCCAAAACAAACAAAATGGTTTTGGTGGATTTGGTAAAGCAAATTTTGTTCACAAAAAGAGCACCAACGAAATCAAAGCAAATATCACTAGTAACGAATCAAACAAAGATTATGTGTTCAAGAAGCTAGTGAATAATCAAAACCCAGGCTTATACAATTACGGTTGCTTTATTGGTATCACACCATCCAAACAAAGTGATAACCCAGAAGATAACAAAGAAAAAGTAGTATACATGTTGAGCAGTATCTTTGATGATGATGGTGGTGAAGAAAAAAACAAAATATTAGCAGACTTCATTGATAGAATTAATTCATATGGACTATAAAAACTTATATGCTCAAGTTAAATTGGGCAATTTCCTAAACAAGGGCGGAGACGAAACAGATTCTCCAAAATACAAGTTGATTGACATTGATCACCCAAATGGTTGGAGCTTCAATGAAATTGAGACCCTTGGTGATATGGGATTCAAAATCGACAATGACACTGATATGGTGTGTGAAGTAGAAGTGCCTACTTTAGAAATGATGGAAGAAAAAGTTCCAGTCAAGGTTTATAAAAACGAAGACGGATATGTCCTTGAGACTACCCGTCGCCATGTTTTTGAAACTTTTAAGAAGATGATCGAATTCGTTGATTCGATCCCAACAGATCCCAAACTAAAAGCTAAGTGATCTCACCTTTGTGTTGATCGAAGCATGGTCTGTGTCTTAAACGCAGACCAATATACTTTACCAATAACAGCTAATGTAGTTATAACCGCCAAGATGTTTCTGTGGTCTACAATCCAATTTCCTACACCATAAGTCCAACACCAGGCTTCAAGCAAAAACATTTTCATATCAATCTTACTTCTGTGATTGATAAGGTGGTTGTTGATGTGGTTGTGTAACTGGTTGTGCGCCAGGCATCTCAGAGTTTTCTAAAGCATTGATACTTACTGAGTCTGGTCTACCTTGAACTTGATAAGCTTGTGGAGTTTCGTTGACTGGATCAGCAATCTCAAAATAACGTTCCAACTTCAAACCAATTTCTTCATAAAGCATTTCAAGAGTATGTTCTACACCCTTAATCTTGTTTGCTTCTTCATACAATTTAGCAGCAAGTTTCTTGACTTCCTTCATGTCACGTTCGACCATCTTTGCTTCCATCCACTCACCACACTCCTTGATAGCATAACGTTCAGCCAAATTGACTGCTTCCATAATCTTAGAAGCGGTAGAATATACACAATCAGCTTTGAGACTCTTACGATATTCGTTATAAGCCTTTACTGTTTCACGAAGTTTGACCTTCTCTTCTTTTGTAAGAGGAGAATAAGCGGTTTCTGTGGAATTCTCTACTAGATGTCTTAGCTTTATCATATACAATAAATATAGTTAAAATTGTGATTCTGTCTCAATTATTTTCTTATTAATACGCCAAAACCCAAGAAGTCTTCTTTCCAAGGTTTTTGATCTGGCAAATATTGTTGTGTAAATTCAATGTAGTCAAATCGAGCATCATTCTTTACCTCATTCCACACATTGACTACACCCAAACCTTTGTGGGAAATATCATGGAATACGATATACTTGGTATTTGGATTGTTTTCAAATAGTCTATAATCTGAATAACATCCTTCATATGTATGATCTCCATCAATAAAGACCATATCAATAACAGTATTGTCTACAAACTCTTTGAACTGTGGAGAACTACTATTTTGTGCCAAATGTGTATAGTTACAATACTGATCATACTCAGTCAATATATCAGACTTTGATGACAGATCACATGAAAACAACTTGATAGTAGGATTGTTTTTCTTCAATACTTCTGAAACCACGATAAAGTTACCACCCCATCTAACACCAATTTCCAAATATGATTTAACGTTTAAACTCTGCAACCATTTGATATAAGGTGCGAGTTGAATCGGATATTGCCACACTTTTATACCCTTACCAAAATACTCACTTAAATGTGTGGGTTGTTCTTCTGTTACTTCATCATTGAGACCAAATGTAGGAATTACGTCTGTCAATTGACCCACTGACAATGTATCAAACTCAGAGTTATGAATAAAATCAATCGTCTCTTTTAATGATTTGACAGACATACTACTTACAACTCCGAGATGATATCATGAATGATCTTCTCAATATTAGAATAAGGATTGATGATTCTATTTCCAGAAGGATTTACACTTTCAGTGATCTTTCCTTGTGGATACATGAATGCACCTTGAGTAGAAGGATTACTCACAAAATCAAATGCGATCAAGTCAAAATCGTCTTGAACCACATCGGCACCCTCTCTCATATCTTTCTTAACACTACCCAAACCACGGCTACTGATACCCAATAGAATACCAGCCTTGAGAAGATCCTTAAGAATGTTACCACTTGGAGTTGGAAGAATTTCTACAGTTCCAACCAAATCATCACCATCCCAACCCATGTCTACGATGTTATGACTGACATTCTTCAAGTTAACAACAGAAGACTCTGGATGGTCAAGTTCACCCATGGCACGACGTTGCTTAACAAAGTTGTCCATGTATTTAGTAGCTTCACGCTCTAAAATTTCTTTTGGATAAATTCTACCATTTTGGTTCTTTGCTTCAGCACGTTGTAGTGTGCCGGTCACAAGAAGTTTACCACTACTCAACGATTCGTTAAGTGCGGTCTTTTTGAATTCAAATGGTAATACGTCAATTAATACTGTTTTCATATTAAGCTGGTGGGGCTGGTTGTGCCTCAGGTTTTTCTTCTGGTTTAGCTGGTTGTTGTTTTGAAGTTACAACATTAGATGCTCCAGCAGAAGTTTGTTGTGATGGATCAACCAATGCTTTTGATTTAGCAATTTGATACTTGTCTCTTTGCTTTACATCGGCTGGTCCCAAAATCTTAATCTTGAATCCAGGCTTTACAAAGAACTTGGCTGCCTTTTGTTTACTTTCTTCACGGCCAAGAATAATGATTACATATCGATCATAATAGTAATCAATTTGAACTCCAGTAACATTGATTGTATAATCGGTTTCTGGTTGTTTGTATCCCTTACTAGCACGAACCACAATCTTTTTATTTAAAATTTGATCTTGAATCTTCTTTTGAAGTTCCAATTTGGTCTGTTCAGTTGCATCCTTCAACTTGGTGTCAAATTGAGTAAAATCTGGTTGAATGTCATATGACTGAACATTAACAGCTGGTTCTGCTTGTTGAGGAGCAGCTTGTTGTTGAACTGGAGCAGCTTGTTGACCGGCTTCGGCCTCTCTTGTTAGAAACCTAGAAGCACGATATCCTTCAATAATCTTCTTTACAGAATTACGTTGTTCTGTAGTTGGAAGAGTTGTTTGTGTCTTGCCTGCCAAACCTGGATCTAATTCTGGATCACCATGTTGAACCAACCCATTTTTATCTTTATATGTTGATACTGGTTCAATGTTTTGTGCTGGTGTCACATATGCTGGTTCACTATACATTTGGTTTTCCAAAGCATATCCAGGACTTTTCTTGACTGGCTTAGCCAACTTAAAACCAAGTTGTGTTGCAGCTCTAACATTTCCAGGCCCTTTACGAGAAAAGGCAAATGGAGTCATGTAAGCACCCGCAGCACTACTGGTGGATGCTTCATTCTTATTCTTTAATTGGTCCTTGACTTTTTTTTCGACACTTGCTTTCACGGCTGGTGTAAGCTTATTAGCATGTGCTTGTAGCCACGCATGATATTGCGCCTTATCAATACGTGCCAATTCACTATCACGATACAATTGAGCGTATTTTTTTACAATATCTCTAAATGGATCGCCTGATTCTTTAAGAAGCTTTTTCATCAGCAAGTTTGTTCAATTCTTCTATCAACTCATAAGCACTCAAAAGAGGAGTCAATTGATTCTCCTTTACAATGCCTGTCAGTGTTTTGTTTGAAAGCTGAGCAATCGTTTCGTTAAGTTTGATCTTGATAATATCACTCTTAACCAAAATCGATCTTTCCTTGAGAAGGTCAGCAACCTTCTTGTATTCATTATTAACAAATTCAGTAAACTTGTTAGTGTTGGAAACGTTTGTAATAAATTCCTTCAACAATACCTTTTGAGCAGGCAACAAAGAAGAATACTTTTTGTTGAAGTTTTCGATCAAGAACTTATATGCGAGTAACTTCACTTCGGCTGGTTGAGAACTATATACATCCAAAGCTTGTTCTTCGTTCTTCTTTTCTCTTGTCAAACTTTCTACTACACACTCTCTTGCTTCCAAAATTTCTTCTACATCAAACTTAACTTCATCAGATCCTTGGTTTTCAAACAACTTGTATACCGAGGCATAAAGTTTATAGTTTGGAATTTTATTCTTTAGAAATTCATCGATGTTGAACTGCTCCTTGATTTCTTTGATGAGGTTGTATTTTTCGGAGTTCAACTCACGTTCATTTAGTTTTGAACGAGTTTGTAATACTACGTTCAAAATACGATCAGCAGACTCGGCATTTTTAGAAGATTGACTTACTATAAAATTGTATAGTTGAAATTCTTTTCCGAGCGCAGTGCTTTCGTTAAAATATTTGAACATCAAATTCTTGGTGAACGATTCGTCACGACCTGCCAATATATCTGCGGTAATCTGTCGCGTGAGCAACTCAAACAATACTCCGCTATTCTTAAACTTAGAATGTTTAGCTTTTTTGCGCATATAGTTCTCTATTATTTATAAATATATTGAAATTTGGAAAATCATCGGATTTATATCATTCTTTGATGTTTGTTTCGTCCATATAAGATCCTGATACTCCTTCTCTCAAAATTTCTTTGGACTTATCCAATCCTTGTAGAATTGTCGATAGTGATTCCATTGATTCTAAAGACAATGGAGAACGTTTCTTATATTTGTGAGTAGGAGACAAATCACTGTCACTATTGTTCTCTAGTGTTCCAAGTGGATCTTCACCAAATGGGTATTTTCTAGCATCTTTTCTACCAGTTTGGTCCCTATCACGGTTTTCTTCTTTTTTACGGTTTGCTTCCGCACGTTCATGAGCAGACATCTTAACTTTTTCAGTCAATTTTGGCGTTTCTCCACCACCAGCTGGAGCAGTTTCTCCACCTGCGGGAGCTGTAGCGCTGGCTTCAGCACCTCCTCCTACTTCTCCTCCGCCTGCCGATTCTTCGCCTCCACCAGCGCTACCCCCTTCCGCGCCTCCGGCTCCGCCTTCTCCACCACCTTCTCCTTCTGAGCCCTTGGCCTTGAGGAAGTTCAATGCAGGATCGTTACCGTCTTCTTCGATCTGCTTAAATCTGTAAGTTCCCTTAGCATCATCAACAAGTTGTTTTTGCAACATAATCATGTCTTGATCACTCATACCAAAGACATTTTCATAAATCCACTTCTTGCTAAACAACTTTTGTTCTTGCATGTCCTTACTGACTTCAACCTTACTCTTCCATACATCAATCTTTTCCTTTTCAAAGATTGTAGAAGGATTGGTCAATTCAAGACTAAAATCAACAAGTGCCTCATCTCTGTATCCTTGACTATACAAATGAACCACAGCAATCTTGTTCAACTCACTGACAATAATACGTTGAATACGTTGGATCGTTCTGGCAAAACGAATATCTTCAGCAGCAAGTGTAGCCTTACCACTCAAACTCTCGTCGTAACCCAAGAATGCCTTAGGAATCTTAAGAGCTGCCATCATCTTGTTACGTAGATATTCGATATCGTCTGTTCCAGTCCATTCAAGACCTGGCAAGTTATCAATAGCAGTTCCACTATCACCACCACGAACTGGCAAGAAAAAGTCTTCAACCATGTTCTGTAGATTGAAACGAAGATTGTAATCACCAGTTGCTTGATCCAAATATGGAGTCTTCTTCATTTGTTGAATGATTCTCTCCATGTGATTATCAACTTCGTTTGGCGGAATGTTACCAATATCAATCTTGAAAATACGTTTTTCTGGAGCACGCATGATACGATGAATCAACATTGCGTCTTCCATCAAACTCAATTGCTTCCAAACACGACGAGCACCTTCCAACATACTCTTACCATAAGGCAAGAAGTTACTATCACTCAACAAACGGAAATGAGCCATCTGATAGTTTTCCAAATCTTCAATCTTGTTACCATATGGAAGATTGACTTGGAACTTTACGAAATTCTTATTTTGTAGATGCGCATTTTCTACACGGGTCACATAGTAACTACTGAGTGGTTCAACCATGTAAACACCATACTCTGGACTGATGTGCATTCTCAAATAAAAATCGCCATACTTGACCAAACTACGAGTCCACGACCAAAGGTTGAATTCGATGTTCAAGATGTCATAGAACAAATTATTTAAGATGCTCTTGATATCATCGTTGGTGCTACGAACGGTAATGATGTCACCCATTTCGTTACGAGTGGTGCATTCATCAGCATAAATGTCCAATGCGGATGCCAAAATTGGGTCCATGTCCATTGTGTCATAATCACGAAACAGTTCTACACGACTGCTTTGATATGACAAATTGAAGTCACGGGTATACGAATTATACGCAGTAGTTCTGAGACGATTGAAACGATCTCTTAAACTATTACGGTCGGTAGCATACTGAATTTCATCGGTGTCGATGACCTTGAGCTTTTTGCCACCTACGTTACGAACAATTACGTCGTTGCTGAAAAGTCTCTTCAGCCTAGCGTAAAGTGACCTATTTTTTAACTCTTGAAATGATTTGTCATCCATATAATGCTATCTAATATATAAGTATTACAACAACCAAGTTAGTGATTCTTTTTTACCTGTGCCTGGAACTCCGCCTCCTCCAGTTTCAAATTGCCACGTTTCTTGAGGTGATTGAATGATTTTATATTGTGATGATGGACCAGGCGTTGTATTTGTTACTTTTGTTATTCCGCCCAACATTGTTCGTGTATATGCCATTTGTTCAGTTCTTAACTTTAATGCGGTTCCACGGACCCATAGACCAATACTAAGAGCCATAACCAAATCGTCATTATAACCCCTCATTGCTTCTGCCTTAGGTCCATTCCAGATAAACACATTAAGTTCCTCATATGACCTAATAGACCGTATAGTGACTGATTTGTCTCTGAAACATGATTCCATATTACTTACCATCAACGGTCTATTCTTGTTAGTAGTTGTAAATCCAGGCACCAATTTCTTATCTTGAGCATTAAGTTTGTTTGTATAATTATGTTCTACATCAACCACATTCAGATCTGGTGTGCTATAGAAAGTGTTTTGATAATCTCTATCAATAATTTGTTGTAGTGTTCCCCAACCAATGTTGTTATTTTCTACGACAAGCAACGCACTGTTATATTCAGTTGCAATTGCCACCAACAAGTTACCATAATCTTTGGTAGTTAACTGACCCTTATACTCCGCTACTTGTGTCAATGTGTCAACATCAAATACATGAAATGCAC